TAGACTTCTAGGGGGGAGGGAGGGGCGCGGGTTAAGCGACCTAGAACCAGAAATTGGGTTTGGTTTTTTTAACATTGTTCCGCAGACCAGTTTACAAATCAGGCAAAACAGTTGACCAAAATGGAAACAGAACCAAGCGTTTCGTTAAATGAATCAGCAAGAGCTATGGGCCGAAAAGGTGGGCGTGCGAAAACCGACGCAAAACTTTCGGCGTGCAAGCAGAACGCAGCTCTCGCGCGTGGCTCGGCTGCACAGATGGCGAAATCAATTTACGGGAGAAACCTGCGAGCAGACGATAAGCGAATTCTCGAAATCAAAAAAAATCTCGGTAAGGATTTGTCGGAACATGTGTGTAAGGAACGTGGGTGCGTCCGCTAAAGGCTGGAAGCACGAAGCCTATTTGAAAAAAGTAATTCAGGGCGACGTGATTGATTGGCTGACAAACGGACCAGTTAGAAATGGCAGCAAATCGATTCAGTCGAAAGCAAAGGCGAGCAAAGCGTGGGAAAATATCGTCGTCATGATGGCTCGTTACCACGAGGGAAAGGGAGTCAAAACAATTGCCAAAGAATTCAAGCTTTCGCCCGGTCCGGTTTTGAACGCTTTAAAAGAGGCTGGGATCGACACGACCAAGCGAAGGAATTATTTCAAGCCAAGCGATTCGCTGACTCAGAATGAATTGAAAAAGGTTCAATATCACAAAGAGATGCTGGCACCGTCTCGCAGGCTCAGAAAACGCGTGATGTGTCGAATCTGGTCAGCCATGAAAGGACAGAGCGTGAACCGAATCGGCTCATTTTCTCTGGTCGGGTGCCAAGTTGGATTTCTCAGAAGCTACATCGAGGGCAAATTTGAGAAAGGAATGACGTGGGAAAATTACGGCGAATGGCACGTTGACCACATCAGGCCGTGCGCATCGTTTGATTTGAACGACAAAGAGCAGGTGCTTCAGTGTTTTAACTGGCGCAATCTCCAGCCAATGTGGGCGTCGGAAAATATCAGCAAAGGTTCAAACTATGCCCAAGCCTGAACCCGATCTGATCGCGCTTTCTGAAAAGCTGCAAATCGACATCCGCACGCTGCGCAACTGGCGCAAACGCGACGGCTTTCCGCACGACGGCACTTTCGAGCAAGTCAAAGCGTGGGCCGACTCGCACGGACTTGGACGCGTAGGCGGAAGCGGCGGCGGACTCGCCGACCTAAAAGCCGAACTCATGCGCGAGCAGATCCGCCTCGCCCGGTCCAAGAACGAACGCGAGGCCGGCGACGTCATCGATCGCGAGGTGGTCGAGGCGATGCTCGTGACGCTCGGCCAGAAGCTGGACCTGCTGCTTCGGCTCAAGCTGACGATTGAACTGGGTCCGCGCGGCGTCGGCATGAACGCGGCGGAGCTGAACGTGGAGGGCGGCGTGATCTTGTCCGAGATACGCGAGGTGGTGAACGCGAACATTGCGACCTTCGAGGCCGAGGCGCTGGACCGGTCGAGGGAGTGAAGCGATTGTTTGAAATAGTGCTTGCAAACAATCAAGCGGTGGGATTGTCTTCGGTATGAACTCAACCAAAGCCAAAAAATTCTGGAGCAAGAAAGCCGCTGCCGCTGCCGTTATCGAGTGTCAAGACTCAGGTTGGCGAGCTGGCATCCTTGGCACTCGCGCTCCCTTCCTGATCCAAGCCACTAGCACGGGCAACGGCTACCGCATCACATACGATCTGCACACGGACGGCAAATTCCACGAATACAGCCGCAAGGAGGTGGCGGCGTGAAACTGAAACCATTTGGTGCCGGTGGCACCTCAATCGAAAACGGCGACCTCGCGCATTACATCGGATGGCTGGAAGCACTAGCTTCCGACGAGGAGCAAGATGTGAAGTCGCATCGTGGGCCGAAAGGCAAACGGCTCGCCAAAGTGCAAGATGCGATCCAACTGCTCAACGAAGCCTTGGAGTTTGAGCCATGACCTCCGGCGGCAAACGCAAAGGCGCAGGCCGAAAGCCGCTTTCGCCTGACCAGCGCCCCGTCGCCGTGACGGTGCGCCTGCGTCCGCAAGTCGCGGCGCGGTTTCGCGCTTGGTGCAAAGCTCGCGGAATAAGTCAGAGCGAAGCGTTCTCAAGCTGCGTGCGGAATCTGATTTGGTGACCGCCTCCGACATTCTATGCGCTACGCTGCGACTGCCGCAGCCCGACCTCTCGCCGATCTACGAGTGGGCGAGGAAGCACATCATTCTGCCGGAGAGCTACGCGACGCCGGGACCGTTCAACGTAAAGATTTCGCCGTGGCTGATTCCGATCTTCGACGCGTTGCAAAACCCGCTCGTCCGCCGCGTTCACTTCCGCAAGGCCGTGCAGATCGGAGGCACGCTTGTCGCGGACATCTGGGTGCCGTGGCTTATTTGCAACGACGCCGGGCCCATTTCGTGGACGATGCAGACTGACGAGATGATTGACCGGCACGCCAAGTCACGGCTGAACCCGATCTTCGAAAGCTGCAAGCCGGTGGCGGCGATGTTGCCGAGACCGGGACCGAACCGGACGACGACCGAGATTTATTTCGGCGGCTTCTTTTTCATTCTCAACCCGGCGAACCTTTCGTCGCAGCAGTCGCAGTCCATCCGCTACAAAATAAATGACGAGATTTGGCTTCCGAAGTGGCAAGAGGTTTACGGTCACGCCGTCGCTCGCGTCAGTCGCTTCGAGGAAGTCGGGCGCTCGAAAATTTACAACACGTCGCAAGCGCCGATAATGGACCTCGAAACCGGCAACGTGGAGGACACCTCGTTCCGCCAAGGCACGCAACAGGAGTGGAGCACCGAATGTCCGGCGTGCCACAAAGTTCACCCGATCGCCTTTGCGTTGGACAAAAACGAAGAGACCGGGCTGCGCGGCGGCGTGGTCTGGGATGCCGCGGCACGGCGCGATGACGAGACGTGGGACGTTGCGCGGGCGGTCGAGTCGTGCCGATTCCGTTGCCCGCATTGCGGCCACGAGTCGCCGGACACCGACACGACGCGCACCGGCTGGAAGCGGGCCGGGCGGTTCGTTGCGCTCAACCCAGCTGCGCCGGCCGAGATCCAAAGTTTCCGCGTCGAGGCGGTCGTCAGCCGGCCGATGAGGCTGCTCGTGGAAGAATTCTGCGAGGCCGACAATCACCACGTGCGCCAAGGTGACGACAAGATGAAGATCGAGTTCAGGACCAAGCGCGAGGCGCGGCCGTGGATCGTCGAAAAGAAAGTGGTCAACCTCTTCGTTCAGGCCAGCGACTACACCGTCGCCCAGTTCTCCAACGGCGAGGGCATCGACGGCGAGGTCATCCGCTTCATGGCCGTGGACCGCCAGCAGGACCACTGGTGGGTCGAGATCGGCGCGTTCAGCTCGGCGACCGGTCCGACCTACCGGCAGCTTTACTTTGGGCGCATCGAGACGCGGGATCAGCTCCGCCAGATGCAACACCGATACAAGGTGCAGGACTCATGCGTTGCCCAAGATCGCGGCTACCGCCCGGCCGACGTGGACAGGGACTGCGCTGACTTCGGGTGGAGAGGGATGCGCGGATACGCTCGAAAGACTTGGACGATGCGCGACGAGGGCAGCGACAAGCTCATCAACTTCCCGTTCAGCGAACCACGAGTGAGCGACTACCGGGGCGGAGACGTGTTTTATTACGACTGGAGCGGCGACTATTTCAAAGACCTGCTGGCGAACGCGCTCGAGGCTAAGGGCGATTTGAAATGGCTTTTGCCGAAGGACGTGAACCCGCTCTACCTCGAACACCTCAAGGGCGAGTCCAAAGTGGAGATTCGCACCGGCGTCTGGGAGTGGCGCGAGGTGAAGAGCAACGCGCCGAATCACGGTCTCGACACCTCGGCAATGCTCCTCTGCATGGCCACGATTGCGAACGTGATTCGCTACGCAGCGCCGAAGGACTAAGGCCGGTTTGACGTTCCGAGCAGTGGTATGCTCGACAACCCATTTCTCGGACTGGACACCGCGACGCTGACGGCGCTCAAGACCAAGACGATTGACGCGATTCAGGCGGTGCTGCTCAACCAGAGTTACAGCCTCAACGGCAAGAGCGTGAGCCGAGCAGACCTGAACGCGCTCAACAACATGCTCGGCAACCTGCAGGACGCATTGACCGACGCGGCCGGAACGTCAACGGATACGACATTCGTCAGCTTCACCGGCAACTAATCACACATGAGCACCGACTTTTTCGACGCGTCAAAACTGGTCGCGCAAAAACCTTGGATTGACCGGGCGCTTGAGAACATTGCGCCGACGTGGGCGCTCAAGCGTTTGGAGGCACGCGTCGCGAAGTCGCTGTTTGAATACAACGCGGCGCGCACCAATCGACTGTATTCGCCGAAGCAGTACGCTCAGCCGGCCGAGAGCTCGCAGAATCAGCGGGACCGCGTGGTCATGATGTACGAGGCGCGGGACCTGGTGGAAAACTTTCCCGAGGCGCGGGAGATCTCGCGCAAGTTCGGCCTCTACCTGACGCCGCACGAATACTCACCGACGACCGGCGATCGTGATTACAACCGAGTGATCGATGAGTATTTTCATCAATGGTGCAAAAACTGCGACGTAACCAACCGTCACAGCTTCAAGAAACTGGTGCAACTCGCAGCCGAGGAACGGCCGATTGACGGTGACTGTGGCTTCGTGATTCGCCGCAGCGGCGAAGGTCTCAAGCTCCAACTCGTGCCGGCCACGCGCATCGGCAACCCGAACGATACCGCGGTCGCTTCGAACAATTATTACCAGGGCATTATCACAAACGACTTCGGCCAGCCGGTCGCATATCGGATCTTCCGCGTGGACCGCAACGGCGTTTACTTTGGTGCCGAGGACATCCCGGCGAATCAGTTTTGCCATTACTTCGACCCATTCCGCGTTGATCAATATCGCGGCATCACCGATCTGCACAGTGCGATCCAGACCGCGCGGATGCTGCACGAGATCCTCCAGGCCGAGAAGGCCGGCGTGCGCTTCTCATCGCAACAGGCGGCGCTGATCTTCAACGACCGGGGCACCGCCAACCCGCGCAACCTTTTCCAGCCGAATCCGACGATGAGTCTGCCGAACGGGCAGCAACAGAAAAACGAGCTGACCGAGGTCGGAATGATTCGGTACTTCCAGAACTCCGACCGCGTCGAGGTCATGCCGTCGCGTCCATCGCAGGCGTTCACGGGCTTTGTGCAGCATCTCATGCACGAGATTGCACTCGGCGTCGGCGTGCCAGAAGGCGTGCTGTTCGGGACCCAAGACTATAAGGGCCCAAGCGTGCGCGCAGAATTCGCCGCGGCCGATCGTGTCTTCACGAAGCAGCAAGGCGTGCTGACCGACAAGGTCCTGGATCCGATCAAGGACGCGGTCATCCTCGATGCTATCGCCCGCGGCGAGATCGCGCCACCAACTTTGATTGCTGGCGAGACGATGGTGCAGGCACTGCGCCGGGCAACCAAGGGCGAGTGGCGCTTCCCGGCTAAGCTCAGCATCGACGTCGGCCGCGAGTCGGCCGCGAACATGAACGAAAATCGGCAAGGCGCGAAGTCGCTGCAAGAGATCGCAGCCGAGGAAGGCACCGACGCTTTCTCGCGGCTTGAACAGATCGCCATCGAAGCCGGATTCGTGAAGGAACTCGCGGTCAAATACGGCGTGCCGGAGACGGCGATTCGCCTCACGACGACCTCACTGCCAAGCACGCCAGCAGCCGCAGCCGCAGCAGGCGACGCGGTGGGAGCGAGCGCAGCCGAGGCGCAGGCGGCGAGCGTCGCGGCGGCACCCGCCGCAATCGAGCCGGTTCAGCAAGTGCAGAACGACGCGAATCTGGTGACGATAAATTTTGCAACCGATTCCTACATTCCGACGAACGCGATGGCGGAAAATGCTCGCCGCGCTCTGGACGTGCGAGAGCAAAAGCCAATCTCGCAGCGCGGCATGACGAGCGTCGGAATCGCCCGGGCGCGTGACTTGATCAACAAGCGGCCGATGTCCGAGGACACCGTGCGCCGCATGAAAGCCTTTTTTGACCGGCACGAAATCGACAAGCAGGGCGAGACGTGGGATGAGCAAGGCAAGGGTTGGCAGGCGTGGCACGGCTGGGGCGGAGACGAGGGCTATTCGTGGAGCACGGCCATCGTGGAGCGGCTGAACAAGCAAGCGGAGAAAAAAGACCTATCAGTCGCAGCCGCAGAAGTGCAGCATCAGTTTGCGCGCAACACGCCGCTCGCAGCCGAGGACTGGCTGGACGCGGTGCAGAAATACCGGGCGAAGCAGATGACGACGATCCAAGAGACAAAGCAAAGCGTGACCGGTGACCAAAGCATCATCGAGCTGAGCAAACCGAAGCGCAAAAAATAATTCCCATGATCCACACCCAGACAGAAATCGATAACCTCGTTGAGTTGGCCATCATCCAGCGCGCAGAGCTGAAAAAGCTGGTGGAGTCTCTGCCGCAACTGCGCGACCATTTGTCATCGGAGATCGAGCGCAACCTCGAAGAGATCGAGCCAGCGATTCGCAGTGAGCTTGAGCAACTGGTCATCGCCCGCGCACAGGACGCGCACGCGCAATCCAGCGCAGCGCTGACCGCCAAGGTTGACGAACTCGGCAAGGCTCTGGAAGTCACGACCGCAGCGCGCTATTCGGTGCTCATGGCCGAGCGCGAGCAGAACGCCACGTTGCTCGAAAAGGCCGAGGCGCGAATCGCAGAAGCGGCGTCGGCTTTGCCGAACGCAGTTAAAAGCATCGTCACCGATGAACTCTCGCGCTTTCCGCGTGCCGGCGAAATCGACCAACTGCGGAAAGAATTCGCCGAACCTCGCGGGCTGAACCCTCGCGGCAAGTGGACGCCGAACGATACGTATCAAAAGTTGGACCTCGTGACGTTCAACGGCGATTCGTTCGTGTCGAACATCAACGACAACCGCGAGCGGCCCGGCCGGAACGCGACGAACTGGACGCTGAGCGCAGCACGCGGACACGGCGGCGGTGGTCCGAGCGTGGCGTCGATTACCGACCTGATTCCAGCGCCGAGCGATGGTCAAATTCTCGGAAGCGTGGGTCCGAATTACGTCCCAAAGAATCTAGTCGCCGGCGCTAACATCACGATCAACCAGACTTCAACTGACATCACGATTATCGGCAACGAGGGAGAGATTGAGCTCACCGATGGAACCGAAGCGGCTCCATCCCTTTTCTTCGTCAGCGACACGAACACCGGAATGTATCGCCCGGCAGCGGACACGGTGGGAATCGTTGGCGGCGGCAACGACGTCGTGCGACTGACCGGCGTAGCCAGCGCGACGGATTACTTGGAAATCAAGAACGGGACCGGCGTGGGCGCTCCGCTTCACGTTCTCGCCGAGGGCGCAAGCACGAACATCGGCGTGCATTTGCAGCCGAAAGGCAGCGGACTTTTCACGATCAGCGACGGAACGGATTTCAACAAGGGAATCCGCTTCCGCAGTTCATCCAGCGCCGCAAGCGCGGTGACGCTGATTGACGCCGTTTCGACAGCCGGCCGCGTGGTCACTCTTCCCGACGCGACCGACACCCTGGTCGGACGTGCGACCACGGATACGCTGACAAACAAGACGCTGACGAGCCCGACGATGACCACGCCGGTTCTCGGCACTCCTGCAAGCGGCAACCTTGCGAACTGCACTTTCCCGACTCTCAACCAATCCACGACCGGCAACGCGGCTACGGCAACGGCGTTGCAGACCGCAAGAGCGATCAACGGAGTCAACTTCGACGGCACGGCAGCAATTACAGTCACGGCGGCGGCCGGAACACTCTCGGGCAACACGCTCGCGGCCGGCGTTACCGCCTCCTCACTGACATCGCTCGGCACGATTGCGAGCCTTACCGCGACAGCCGGCACGGTGGCAAACGCTCCGAGCGGTTCAACCGACATCGCAAACAAGTCGTATGTCGATAGCGTCGCGCAGGGGCTCGACGCGAAAGCCTCGTGCGTCGCAGCGACCACGGCGAACATTACGCTCAGCGGAGCGCAGACGATCGATGACGTGAGCGTCGTCGCGGGCAATCGCGTGCTGGTGAAGAATCAATCGCTCTCGCAGAACAACGGAATTTATCTCTGCGCCTCGGGATCGTGGACGCGCACGACTGACGCGAACACGTGGGACGCGCTAACCTCGGCTTTTACGTTTATTGAGCAGGGCACGGTCAACGCCGATTGCGGTTTCGTCTGCACAGCGAACGCAGGCGGCACGCTCGGCACGACCGCTCTGCCGTGGTCGCAGTTCTCGGGCGCAGGCACGTTTACGGCCGGCACCGGGCTGACGCTCACCGGATCGGTCTTTTCGCTCACCTCGCCCGTCGCAGTCGCCAACGGCGGCACCGGGCTGACGAGTCTCGGCTCTGGCGTTGCGACTTTTCTAGGGACGCCATCCTCTGCAAATCTTGCGGCGGCGGTGACAGATGAGACCGGCTCGGGCGCGCTTGTGTTCGCCACGTCTCCAACCCTCGTCACGCCGAATCTGGGGACGCCATCTGCGGCGGTGCTGACAAGCGCCACCGGACTACCGCTCACCACGGGCGTTACTGGCACGCTAGATTTTGCAAACGGAGGCACTAACTCCACGACATCCAATCAAGCGCTAGCAAAACTAACCAACATTGCAACGACGGTGACGAGCGCATCACCAGTCACGCTTACAGCCACGTCGGCCAACTATCAGATTTTTACAGGCTCCACCAGTCAGACCGTGATCCTTCCAGTCACCTCTACGTTGGAGACGGGCTGGTCGTTTTCTATCTGCAACAATAGTAGCGCGGTAATTAACATTCAAACTAGCGCCGGAACCGCACTTTTATCGAACGTGCCAATAGGCACAACGGCATTGGTGAAATGCATTGCGACCGGCAGCACAGCCGTCACCGACTGGGAAGCGAACATCACCGAATTTTCCACTTTTTCCGGAACCGGATCGGTGGTCCTAAACGGCAACCCGTCGCTCACGGCATTCACCTGCACCGGCAACGCGACAATCCAAGGTAACGCAACGATGTCTGGCGCGGCGACCTCAACGCACGTGCTCGGCACTAACCTCACAACTGGAACGGCGACTATCGGCGGCACGGCCACGACGGGCACGCTGACCTTCGGGCAGTCGACGGTGGGCAATACCATCAACATCGACGCGGGCGCAACGGCAAGCGGATCGACCAAAACCCTCAACATCGGCACGGGCGGGCTGGCAGGTAGCACCACGGCCATCACGATTGGCAGCACAACGGGCACGAGCACGAATACGCTGAACGGCATTACGAGCGGAGCGTTCAACGGCACGGTGGGAGCCACGACGCCGAGCACGGGCGCGTTTACGACGGTGAGTGCGACGGGAGAAACGTCGGCAGCCTCGTTTGTTTCTTCTCGCTTTGGGGTCAATTCCAACCCGCTCAACACGGTGAGCACAGCACAGAGCTTTGCTCGGTTTCAGAGCACCGGAGCAGATTTTTACGTTGGGACTGAATCCAGCACAGGCGGCGGTTTTTTCCCCGGTTCTACGGCGTATGCGGCGGTTTTATACAACGCAAATGCAACGCCGATGCACTTTTACACAGGCGGCACAATTCGGGCCACCGTTTCCTCCACCGGCCTAGCCGTGATAGGGGCGGTGTCGAGCGACTCACTGGTTAAAATTGGCGGCACGGTGAACGGCAGCTCGGGACTGCAATTTGATGTTTCGCGATCATTGTCAGGTGTAGAGTGGTTTGCCTCTCCATCCGGCTTAGGCTATGGGCACCGAGCTATTGACGACGACTCTGGTGCAGGATTTTCTCGTTGGAAACTCCAAGGCCGCGTGAACAGCGCGAGTTGGACTACTGTTTTGCAAGTTGATGGGACAAGCGGACTCGCCGTGACGGGGGCGTTGAGCGCGACGGGAGCACTTGCCATCGGCAACACCGTCGCCGCAGCCGTAGCGGTCGCCTCGACGCACAAGGTAACAATCGTCATCGGCGGCGTCACCTACTACCTACTCGCAAGCAACGTCTAATTTCTCAAACACATGACCACCGAACAAGCACTCCAGAACCTATACGCAGCCGCCCGTCTTGCCCCGTTAAAGGCCGACGACCACGATTTGCTACGCAAGTGCGCTGAGCAGATCGCCGAGGCGTTAAAGCCAAAGGAACCGAAAGCCGAGTAACATGGCGGGAACCTCTGACACGAATTGGCGCAGCTACGTTGGGCCCGCCGACAACGGGCTGACGGTGAACGCGGCTGAGTGGCAGGCTCCGCTCGACCCTGAGAACTGGGACGACTTGGTGAAGTGCTCGAACTGCACCGGGCTCACGATTAGTGGGCTGACGATTCCAGCCAGCCGCGAGGACTCGATTGATTGCGTGCGCGGCTCGAATTACACGGTGCAGAACTGCACGGTTCATGGGTCGGTTACGATCAAGGGCGCAATCAACGGCTTCACGCTTTACGGCTCGATCGTGAGCGGAACGATTGAGCTGGGGCAATATGACAACTATTGGGAGCCGGGCCGCGCTCCGACGCAGAACGTCTCCATCCTGGACTGCACTTCACCGGACGGCTCGCCGATTCGCGTCAAAGTCTGGGACGCCGAAGTGCCGTTTGTCCGAAATACGAACGTGAAAATAACCAAAGTGCCGAAATGGATTTGGCTTCCTTACTTCCTTTTCCGCCGTTTGACGAATCCGAAGAGGGTGTAACCTATGCTCGACCTTCTCACCAACGCACTAGGCGGCGGCGCACTCGGCGTCCTGCTCAGAATCGGCAACGGGTTTTTCGAGAACTACAAGGCCGGGCAGGACCACAAGCGAAAGCTCGAAGAGGCAAAGGCAATGGCCGAGATCGCAAGCGACAAAGCAAAGTGGGATGCGTTCACCGCGAGCCAACAGGCGGCCACTCCTCCGGCCAACACTTCGGCATGGGCAGCAAATTTGATAACGCTGTTTCGCCCACTCATCACGCTGCTCCTCTTGGTTCTGGTGACGATTGTCTTCTTTCGCGTCACCGCACTTGAGCAGGCCGAAATGATCGACGAGATTCAATTTTGCGCTTTCAACTGCATCGGGTGGTGGTTCGGAGATCGCATGAGCCGCAAAAAATGAACGACCACAAAGACCTGATGGAAGTCGCTAGGCTCTGGAAAGAAACCGGCTGGCTGACTGCGGTCATCGGCGGCGCTGGCATGATTGCTCGCCTACTAGCTAACCCGATCCAAGGGACGATCTGGGACAGCGTGCGGCGCGTCATCATGGCGGCCATCGTCTCGACGCTCGCATGGTTCATCGTTGAGCAAATCGAGGTCAGCTCGCTCGTGAAGGCGGTCACCTACGGCGTCGCCGGGCTGCTCGCGCCTGAGATTATCGACGGGCTGACCACGCTCGCAAAAAAGTATTCCAAGAACCCGACGAAGCTGCTCAAGAAATGAACCCGAAGGTCATCACGGCGGCGCTCGCCGCGGTCGTCGTTTGTTTCGCAGGCGTCGGAGTGGTCACGGTCAAATCGGTCTCGAAGCACATCGCGGCGAGTGACAAAGAATTCGAGATGACGAGCAACGTGCTCAGTCCGCTTTTCGACATTTACGGGCTGGCTATCGTGGACGGTCAGGCAAAGGCAAGCAAGGGACTGATCAACGCGAAGGAGTTTTGCGACTCGCTGGCGAAGCTCCAAGCCGAGGCGCAGCGATTGCTGGCGGAATTTGGCAACCCGACAGAACTCGTGGCGCAGCACAAACTTGTTGCAGCCTACCTCAAAAAAGCGCGGTCAGCCTGCGACGCCGGGCAAATTGAAACGCTCAACTCGCCGGCCATGACCGCCGAGCTTTACGCGGTTATCGAACCGATGACGGCGCTGATCAACAAGGCGCTGCACGAAGAGCTGACGATTTCGCGCGCGCACAAGGACGCCGCGGATCGGGCGCTTCTCACGTTTGAACGGTTCGCAAGCGTCGCGGCGGGACTCGGAATGGTCTTTGCCGTCGCTCCGTGGATCGGCGCGAAAGGCAAAAAGCCTGCCGTGGTCGTTGCAAAGGTCAGGAAAAAGAAGACCAAGCGCTAATCGGTTTTGACGGCCATCGCTTAGGCGATGGAACCTGTCATTACTTTCTCAGCCTCCGCAGGCGTCATCGATGCCGAATCCGGTATCATTCGCGGCGTCTCGCTGATCACCAAAGGACCGGCGCTGGGCCACGGCGTCATGATTGACGACAAGACGCTGGAGCAGGTGAAGACCGCAGCCGAGCAATACGCGGGCGGGCTCAAGGTGAAGCTGAACCACAGCGGCGGAGCCGGCGACATCGTCGGCTACATCGACGCGCTGCGCATCAGCGGGGAAAAGCTGCTCGGGGATTTGCACCTTCTGCAAACCTCGCCGCATCGCGCTTACATTTTGGAGATCGCCGAAAGAATTCCCGACACGTTCGGGCTCTCGATCGCGTTCTCGGGTCCGTCGGAAAAAAGCACGGACAGCCTTACGACTTTGCAACGGTGCTCGGAAATTTACTCGGTGGACCTCGTCAGCGAACCCGCTGCGAACCCGAACGGATTTTTTGCGCGCAAACTCAAACAATTTGAGAGCGACGCCAGCGAGTATCCGAACGCAGAAATCAAAATCGAAATTCCTATGAACGACGAAATGAAGAAAGCCATCGAAGGCATGATTCAGTCTGCCATGATGAGCATGAATGAGAAGGTTGCGAAGCTCGAAGCAGCTATTGCTCCAAAAGAAGACAAATCTGCTGCCATGAGCGCGCAGAACGAAGTCGTGCAGCTCGCCGCCAACACCGCTGCGCTCGCTGCCGTCAAAGAATTTGCCAAGTCCTTCGGTGCGCCAGCCGCTCCGATTGCCTCGGCCGAAGCAGTCAAACCAGTCGTGCAGGTCCAGAAGTTCGAGGACGTCGTTGCAGCCAAAGCCACCGAGCTAAAGGGCGACAAATCCTCGGCCATCACCTTCGCGATCAAAAACCATGCCGATCTTTACGCTGCCTATCGCGCACGCGTTCAAGCCGGCGAACTCGTCAAACTCTAATACCAAACTATCATGGCAACTTCATTCCAAAACAGCGGCACATTCGTCGCGAACGCGGCTATCACCGCCTTCCGCCTCGTGTCGATTTCCAGCAACCGCGGCGTCGGTCTTTCCGCCACCGCTTCCCTGCCTGACGGCGTAGCTACTATCGACGCTGCAAGCGGCGACCTCATCACCGTTCAGTTCCTCGGCGGCAACACGGTCAAAGCCACCCTGCTCGCAGGACCGGTCACCGTAGGTGATACTCTCTTCACAACCGCCAACGGAACCGTTGCCATCACCGGCACGATCACGGTCGGCAAATCTCTGAGCACCGCTTCGGATGCATCCACGATTATCGAGATGCTTCCAAAGAACATCTAATCCTTAAAAATAAATTACCATGTATTCAAATTCCGCAGCCATTTTCCGTGGCGACATCGCTGGCGTAGTTGAGCAGGCAAAAGACTTCGAGGCCGGTTTGATCGGTACCGCCGTCATGCCAATCCTCGACGTGCCAGTGCGCGCCGGCCAATACCCATCGTTTGTTCTCAAAGAGGGCCAGCTCCTCAAGAGCGACATGAAGAACCGCGCTCCATACAGCGACTACGCTCGTGGCACCCGCGCCTTCACGCAAGACACCTATCAATGTTTGGAGTTCGGATACGAGGAGGCTGTTGACGATACAGTGACCCTCGACGTTGCGCGCTTCTTCGATGCCGAGGTACTGGCCGCAAAACTCGCCAAGCGCAAACTCTTGCTTGCGCACGAGCTTCGCGTCGCCGCCAAAATCTTCGATACCGGCGCGTTCACCTCGACCAACTCCGGCACAGCATACAGTACGGCCAATTTGGCGAGTTTCGATACTGGTCAGGACGTACAAGAGGCCATTGATCGCCTGCTCGCAAAAGGCGAGAGCGTGACCAACCTCAAGGTCGTGATTCCATATCCAGTCTGGACCCGCGTGCGCGCTTCCACGAAATTCCAAAACCGTTTGCGCGGCACCGGTCTTTCGACTGACACGATCCTGAACGCCAGCACCCAAGCAGCCGCCGAGGTCTTCGGCGTCGCCGAGGTTCTGATCGGTCGCGCTTCCTACGACAGCGCACCCGAGGGCATCGCCTTCTCTGCTGCAAACGTCTGGGCTAACACCTATATTTGGGTGGGCTCGGTCACGCAGGCTTCGGCTGGCTACTTTGGTGGCGGCGCAGGCTTCACGCTGAACTGGTCCGAATACGGTCCAGCAATCGGCGTCTCGACCTACCGCGAAGAGAAGATCAAGTCGAACATCGTTCGCGCCTCGCAATACACCGCCGAGAAGATCGTGAACTCGAACGCTGGTCAGCTCATCGCAACTCAGTATTCCTAATCTTAACTGAGTTAGAAAAAACAGCCTCACGCTTTACGGCGTGGGGCTTTTTTGTTTTGACGGGTCCGAGCGTTGATCAAGACCTGACGCACACAACACAACGACCATGATACTTTCGCTTTGCGTAATTACGGGAAACGAGGCGGCACAGATCGGCGCGATGCTCGAGAGCTTCGACGGCGTTATTGACGAGGTCTCACTCGTGCGCGCCATCGGCTCGCAGGAACCGGACGCGACCGAGCAGATCGTGCGCGACTGGTGCATGGAGCACTCGGTCGGATTTATCTTCTCGGAATACAAGAACGGCGCCACGGCGCAGGCATGGAAGCACGTCGATTCCTTTGCCCGTGCGCGCAATCAATCGTTCGCGCAGGCGTGCGGCGATTGGCTGATCTGGGCCGACTGCGACGACGTGATTGCGGACGCCGAGAAGCTGCGGGACCGGCTCGCGGAGCTATCAGACGACGTGCTCATGGTCCGTTGCCCTTACGACGTGCGCGGGACCGGGAAGAAGCTGCATCGCGAGCGGATCGTCCGGCGCAGCGCATTTGCGAGCGGGCGCGTCTGGCATCACGACGTTCACGAGAACTTGCTCCTACTTCCGAACGACCGGCATTTCGATTGGTCAACGCCGGTCTGGCATCATCAGCCGATTGCAATCAAGCAGGACAACCGCAAACGAAACTTGGCGATCTTAGGGCGCAGCGTGGCGGAGTCTGCGACTCAGTATTTCTACATTCACCAAGAGCATTATTGCGCCGGCAACAAGACCGCAGCCGAGCAGTTCGGGCGCATCGCGCTGAGCTTCCCGAATCTTGACGACAGCTTCCGCTACGAAGTCGGGCTGAACCTTGCGCGACTCGTCGCTTCCCGACGCGAGGCGATGCAGTTCGCGATGTCGGCGCACGGCGTTTTCCCGTGGTGCCGCGAGGCCATCGCCTCGGTCATCCTGCTCTCGTTCGAGCGCAACGACGGCAAGCGGGCAAGCTTCTGGGCGTCGCGGATGCTCGCGCTTCCCGAGCCTACCGAGAAGGACCGGCCGTGGACTCATGAGGTCAAGTGGTATGGCTGGGCCGGGCACGACCTCGCGGCGCGTGCGTTTCGTCTCGCCGGCCAATTAGACGACGCGGCGGCGATGCAGCTCGTGTTCCACAAGCACACCCAGCCGAAGATTCGGCTGACGCAAAAGACGCTCGGCAACTCGACCAAATCGGTCGCCTTCCGCGACGCTTGGCTTTCGACGGCGGCGCAGCCGGAGCGCATCGAACACCGCTTTCTCGTGCGTGCCGACGACGCCGAGACGATGGGCATGGCGAAGCAGTTCTTGCACGACGTAGACGAGCCGAGCGCAGCCGAGCCGGGCGTGATTCAGATCAACGCTGAGGACGGCATGGTTGCGCCGCACGGCTGGGACGAGCGCATCATTGCGAGCGGCTGCACGCTGGTTGACGCGGAGAACATCGAGCAAATTCTGGGGGCGAAAAAAGCATGATTCCCGAGCCGGCAATCGTTGTCTGCACGACCAACGCGCGATGTCTCGACGTGCTCAAGGCGTCGGTCAAAGCTTACGTGCCGCGAGAGGTCCGCACATACTATTTCCACGGCGTCGGCGCGACGTTCGGCGAGGCTTACAACCACGCGGCGGGGATCGCGTTCAAGGAGCACGACCAGATCGTCATCTGCAACGACGACATAGTGTTTACGCCGACGACATGGCGCGACCTTTTCGCGGATGTGAAGCTGATCAAAGAACATTGCGAGAACGTCGGCTACGTCGCAGCCAGGTCGGACTACGCACGAGGCGCACAGAACATCCGATGCGGCACCGGGCGCTTGGACTTTCTGCGGTTCGAGTCGGAGCGCAGCATCATCGAGACGCCGGTCATCGCTCCGATTTGCGCGTGGATTCACCGAGACGCGTGGGTCGATTTTCCGCCAATCAACTGGTTTTCCGATGACGTTCAATGCGCGGACATGAAGCGCCGGCACTTCGTTTCCCGGGCCTACGTCCACCACGTCGGCTCTCAGACGTGCGGCAACGACGCGGCCAAGTGCATGGCTGACGCCGAGCCGTGGATCAAAGCGAACCGGCCGGCGCTGCACGCGCAGCACTTCGGCACGGTTTGACGATTCGCGCAATTGTATGGCCGCCGTTCGAGACTTCGACCCGACGCAAATCAACTCCGACTTTTCGGCGATACTCGCGCAGGCGGGCATTTCATTCACGTATCAGGGCATCGCGGTGACGGGCGTCTGGTCATCTTCGCGCAACGCGTTTGCTGAGTTCGAGGACCAACGCAGGGACGATTCGCGGTTCACCGTGTTCCTGCTCACGACGAGCGTAAGCGCCGTTCCGCAGGTCACGCAGACGCTTTCCAGAGCCGGCATCACCTATTTCATCGACCGAGTCATGCTCGACGCCGAGGGCGCGGGATGTGAACTCGAAGTGCAAAAGTCGATATGATCGAAATCGAAGCCAGTTTCTCGCGGCTAGAATTCCAATTGGCGAAGCTCGCCAACGCCGCAAAAGTGGACCTCGGACTGGTCATCAAGGAGGAGGCCAAATACGCGATTCAAACCATCGTCAAATTCACGCCACCCAAGAGCAAGCAGCAGGGCGCGAACGCGGTGCGGGCTGACTTTTCAAGACTGGCAGAGCCGCTCGTTTACCAAGACCTGCAGGCCAAGGCCACGAAGGGCGGATTCTACACATCGATGGCGCGTTACGTGCGCAACCGGCAGGTCGAGAAACTGCGGGCGCTTCTGCGCAACCCGAAGCTTTCGCACTATTACGGGATGCGACTTTTGGAGAACGAGGACGCGCTGCGCCTTTACCACCGCAGCAGACAAAAAACAAACGCACGAGGCCGAATTACAGGTAAGCCGGATCACCTGGCATTTGGATCTGACTTCAAAAAGTATCGCAACGAGATCGAGGGACGCGTCGGCTGGACTGTCTCGGGCTGGAACTCATCGGCAAAAGTCACCGGTGCGCGATACAAGAAATTCAGCGACAAGCTCAAGCCGCAGGCGAGCGGCAACAAGCTGTTCGGCTCGGTGCAATCCAGCTTCGGTCCGCAGCCGTTCATCAAAGCGACGGCGCACAACGTGAAGATCCCAAATTATCAGCGCATGATCGACGGCGCGATCAACTCGCGGATCAAAACGACCACGAAGAAAGTCGCCGCAGTTCTCGCCAACCGCGCCGTCAATCTTGGCTTCACCCGCGTCGGCGGCGCGATGCCAATCAAAACAGCAGCATGAGCACCCGCACAAACATCCGCAACGCCACCGCCACCGCGCTCACGGGCGCTCTCGTCGTTCCGACCGCGAATATCTTGCGCGGGCGCAACAACACGATTGCGAGCATCAGCTTCCCGGCCGCTGCCGTTTACGCGGTCAGTGAGCAGATCGAGGTCCGCACGCTCGGGCCGAGCAACCGCACGCAATACCGCCAGCTGCAGCTCGTGGTGGATTACTTCACCGCCGAAAGCGGAACCTACCTGATCGATGACCTTTTCGACACCGGCAGCGCAGCGGTCGAGGCGGCGGTGCTCGCGGACGTTACGCTCGGCGGGCAGTGTCAAGACCTGCATTTGACGTCCGTCGAATATACGATCGAGCCAGACGAAGACCGGCGCTTCGGCTCGGCTCGGCACACTTTCAACTGCATCTATTTTTCAACCGACTAACCTCATTTTATGGCAACAAAACTCGGCCGCGAAGGCCTAATCAAATTATCCAGCACGACCATCGGCGAGCTGCGCAACTACGCTCTGACCCACACCTCCGACACCGTGGAAGATTCGGTTATCGGCGACACCTACCGCACCCGGCTCGCGTCCATGAAATCGTTCTCGGTTTCTGGTGACCTTTACTGGGACGAAGGCGATGCCGGCCAACTCCTGATCACCATCGGCTCGCAGGTCACGCTCAACCTTTACCCAGAGGGCGCATCCACCGGCGATGTTTACTACTCGGGCGCCGCCATCGTGACCCAGTTTAATGTGAGTGCTAGCTTTGACGGTATCATAGAAGGCTCGATTGCCTTCGAAGGTAACGGTCCGCTATCAACGTTGACGGCTTAATTTCGCAGGCAAAACACACAACACACACATGGACGCAATCGACCTCGTCAGAGAACACTTTGCCTCACTCGGCACGCGCAAGATCGACGTGCCGGAGTGGAAGCTCGTCGTGCACGCAACGCCGGTCACGCTCTCGGAAAAGAACCGGCTTTATCGTCGCAGCAAAGAGAACGACATGGAGCTGCTCGTGGACATCTTGATCATGAAAGCGACCGACGAGCACGGCGTGAAACTCTTCACGATTGAGCACAAGCCAACGCTGTTGAACAAGGCGGACAGCAACGTCGTCGGCCGCGTCGCAAACGCCATTCTTGCGGATGCTGATTCGCCGAAGGTGGACGACCTAAAAAACTGATCTACGGTGGGGAGGCGGCAGACCTCCTCGCCGTTTACGCGCTCGCGGATCGTCTGCACAAATTTGCCCACGAGGTGCTAGCGATGCCAGCTCAGGAACTAACGGGCTGGCTCGCCTACATCGAACACCAAAACCGAAAACTTAAAAACCATGGCTGAGGCAACATTCACACTGCGGGCGGTCGATGACACGAAGAAGGCTTTTGCTGGGATTCAGAATAGTCTGACGCGCTTGCAAAAAACCACCGCAAGCATCGGGACACTAGGCAAAAATCTTTTGGGTGGCAGTGCGCTTGTGGCGACGATGACGATGCTGAAAGGCAAAATCGATCAGGTCGTAACAGCGAGCGATGAGATGGGAATGAGCGACGAGCAAATTCTTGGAGCAATGCGCTTCCAAAATGCAATCGAGGGGCTGCTCAACTTTATTGTGCAAATTCCTGCCGCACTTACCCGTGCCGGCTTTGCTTTGGGTGAAATGGTCGGAATTTTAGACGAGACGGATTTGCAGAAAAAACTGGGACAATTTAGAAAAGAACAGTCGGCGAAAGAAATCAAATCGCTCGGGGAAACGGTTCAGTCTCTCGGCAAAGATTTCGACAAAATCGGACAATCAACTGGCGCTGCTTTTGATGAAGCTACCGCAGATGTGGAGAGACTTGAAAAAGCGATGGCAGCCGTTGACGAAAGCAAGCCGCTTGACCGAGCAAAGCTGGAAGTGGAGCTGGCAAGAGCCTACAACGTCGAACGGCAGGTGGGGCTGGATTTATCGAAGCAACTTGCGGACGCGCAAGTTGAGCTGACGAAGAGCAAACCCATGGGAGAAATTGCTGAAATCTCAAGGCCGGATAATATAAGGGCACTTAATGAACTGCGCGGGATTCAAAATCAGCAAATGATTCAGCTCAACAACGAGATGAGCACAGCAATCGCGAACGGCAAAGCAGTCGGAATGATCGAAGAAAGAAAACTGAAGCTCATGAAAGAGCAGACGGACGTGAACCTAAAGCTGAACAAGATTCTTGCGGAAAACGACGCGATCTTTTTGAAAGCCGGCGACATGATCGCCCAAGGCTTCGAGGACGCGATCCTCAGCGGCCAAAAGCTCGGCGAGGTCGTCCGCTCGCTCGGCCGTGATTTGGTGCGGCTGGTTTTCCAGCAAATGGTGACAGCACCGCTTGCAAAAGGTATCTCTGCCGCATTGAAAATCCCATTTATGGCAGCCGGCGGACCCGTCAGCGGCGGCTCGCCCTACGTCGTCGGCGAGCAAGGGCCGGAGCTGTTCGTTCCGCACGCGTCGGGCACCATCGTGCCGAATAACAAGATGGGCGGCGGCAGCGGTTCGGGCAGCGGAAGCGTCACCGTCAATTACAACATCGCGGCGGGCGTCTCGCGGGCCGAACTTGCTCCGATCCTTGAACAAGAGCGGCGTCGGCTCAAGGCCGAGATTCCCGACATGGTTCGACGCGGCGGCGGCTACCGCGCAGCCTTCGCCTAATCGTCATGGCCATCACCTACCCACTCACGCCGCCGAGTCCGTTCAATCTCTCTCGCTTGTCGTTGACGGGCGTTTCTGCGACCTCGCGCAACACCTCGCCGTTTACGCTGCAAACGCAGCAATACAACTGGCCAGGGCAAGCGTGGCTCGGCTCGGTCGATTGTCCGCCGATGAAGCGAGCGGACGCGGAGACCGTCATCGCGTTCCTGCTCTCGGCGCAGCGCGGCACGTTCTATTTCCAAGACTACGCAAATCCGTCGCCACGTGGGAATGTTACCGGGACACTGACTGTTTCGAGCGCGACCGCAAACGGCACAACGCTCACGTTCGGCGGAGCTACCGGCAACTTCGAGGTCGGCGACTGGCTGCAAATCAGCACCTCGCTTTACAAGGTCATCAAGTGGAACGCGAGCAACAGCGTAGACGTTTTCCCGGCTCTCCGCAAAAGCTACGCGGGCGGCACGGCCATCACCTACTCGAACGCAAAAGGCGTCTTTCGCCTAGCATCACCGAGCACCGAGTGGGCCATCGGCGAGGCGAGCATTTACGGCATCGGCTTCGCGATCGTGGAGGACGTCGAATCATGAGCATCACTACCGCAGGCCGGTCGCTTTCGGCCAACATGGTCACCGAGGTCAGCGCGTCGCAGCTCTCGCCGATCTTGCTCGCGTCGTTCTCGTTCTCGACGCCGGTTCGGCTTTGGAGCGGTTACGGCACGATCACCGTTGGCGCCGTGACCTACCAAGGCATCGGAACGCTTGGCACAATCTCGCCGGTTGAGGAGACGACCGACCTCTCGGCGCGGGGAATCAACTTCCAGCTCTCGGGAATTCCGAGTGCATACGTCTCGCTTGCGCTCACGGAGAACTACCAAGGGAAGGAGTGCAGCGTTCTTTTCGGCGCACTCGACGCAACCGGCGCTCTGGTCGCTTCGCCGGTCACGATCTTCGCTGGGCGCATGGACGTTATGTCGGTCAACGACGACGGGCAGAACGCGACGATTATCATGAGCGCGGAAAACAAGCTCGTTGATTTTCGCCGTCCGCGTGAGGTGCGTTACACGCACGAGGAGCAGCAGAACCTTTATCCGACCGATCTTGGCTTAGAATTCGTCACCGCGATTCAAGAAAAACAAATTTACTGGGGCAACGCGAAGCTTGCGGCGCCGGTGCGCGAGGGCGGCGGCGAAACCGAGGTCACCTCCTACATGTAACCATGCCAGCACGCCGCGACAACTGGCCGGACCTGCTGGCGCAATTCATCGAGGCGCGGCGCTATCAACCTTTCGCGTGGGGAATAAACGACTGCTGCCTATTTGGAGCAAACTGGATTGAGCTTTGCACCGGAATCGACCCAGCGGCGCGTCTGCGCGGCACCTACAACAGCGCGCTTGCTGGCGTGCGCGTGCTCGAAAAACACGGCGGCCTAATCGGAACTATCCAAGCGCACATGGAGCCTCTAGGATTCAAGCCAATCGGCCAAGGATTCGCTGCTCGGGGAGACATCGCGGTGCGTGATTGTGGCAACGGCGAGACGATGACGATCGTGATAGGCTCGAAAATCGCTTATGTCGGGAAGGATGGACTTTTATTCGCTGACTTAAACGACGGCGCGGAAACGCGTTTCTGGAAAATCTAACATGCCACAAGGAATCATTTACGCTATCGCCTACGCAGTCGCGAGCGCAGCGCTAACCGTTGGCGTCACATCGGCAGCGATTGCGACCGCAATCGGATACATCGTGGCTTTCACTGCGGTCATCGGCGGTTCAATGGCCGCGTCGAAACTGCTCGCGCCAAAGATGCCGAGCTTTGCCGATTCGTCCCTCTCGGACCGTTCGCAAATGGTTCGGTCGCCAATCTCGGCCCGAACGATCGTTTACGGCAAAAGCCGAGTCAGCGGGACCATCGTTTACCTCAGCACGACGGGAGCGAAGAACGAGTATCTGCACATCGTCCTTACGCTCGCCGGCCACGAGGTCGAAGCGATTGACGAGGTGTATTTCAACGACGAGCTGGTGCCGCTGGTCAGCAACGTGCCTCAAGGTTTTTACAACGGCGTGGCGCGCATCAATAAGCATCTCGGCGAGACTTATCAGACGGTCGATGAAGACTTGGAAGACGACACCGCGAGCCTGACCGATGGAAAATGGACTGAGAACCATCGCCTGCGCGGCATCGCCTACCTCTACGTGCGCCTGACGTGGGACGCCGAGAAATTCCCGAGTGGCATTCCGAACATCAGCGCCGTCATTCGCGGCAAGAAAGTGCTCGATCCTCGCACGGGAAACACCGCCTACTCGGCCAACGCCGCGCTCTGCCTTCGCGATTACCTGACCGACACGGCGCTCGGCATGGGCATGACCTCCGCCGAGGTTGACGACACCGCGTTCGGCGTCGCAGCGGCGATCTGCGAAGAGCAGGTGCAAATCTTGCCGACGTCGCCCGTCGTTTACGAAAACCGCTACGAAGCGAACGGCGTCATCGTGACGAGCGCGAGCCCAGACGAGAACATCGGAAAACTCCTCTCGGCGATGGGCGGCCTGATCGCCTACACGGGTGGCAGGATCGTTCCCTACGCGTCCGCCTATCGGATTCCGACCGTGACGCTGACTGAAAAGCATTTCGTCGGACCGATCAACGTGCAGACGCGGACGAGCGCACGCGACCGGGTCAACTCGGTGAAGGGCGTCTATGTCAGCGAGACGAACAACTGGCAAGTGACCGACTTCCCGACGATCAGCTCGGCAACCTACGTCAGCGCAGACAACAACAACGTCTTCTTCCGCGACGTCGTGCTTCCTTTTACGACCTCGCCGAGCTGCGCTCAACGGCTCGCCGTGCTTGAACTGCGCCGCGCTCGCAAGGAAATCACGTTCTCGGCTCGCTTCCGCCTCGAAGCGATGCAGGTCCGCGCCGGTGACACGGTCATGATTACCAACGAAAAACTCGGATGGTCGTCGGAGGTCTTTGAAATCATGGAATGGAACTTTGCGAGCGACGGCACGCCGCCCCAGGTGTTCATCGACATGACTCTGCGGGAGACCGCTTCGTCGGTTTACTCGTGGGCCGTCGGCGATCAAATCGCCGTGCCGGACTCGCCGAACACGACTCTGCCAAATCCGTTCACGCTCGGTGCTCCGACAAACCTTTCGCTGACGGCCGACGGCACGACGCAATTTATTCAGGCTGACGGAACGGTGGTTCCGCGCATCCGTGTCGGCTGGACGCCACCGGCCGCAGAATTCATCCAGTCGGGCGGCTCGGTCGTCATCGAATACAAGCCGAGCGCGAGCACGACCTATCTGACCTGGAATACGGTCGAGGGCGAGCAGACCGAGGACTTCATTTCGTCTGACGTCCAAATCGGCTTAAATTACAACGTGCGGATTTACGGGGAGAGCTACTTTGGGATTTCGACAAGCTATCTCAGCGGCTCAATCACCGTTGCAAAAGACACGACCGCGCCGGCAATTCCCACAGGCTTGACCGCAGTCATCGGCACCGGAAAAGCCATCAGTCTCGACTGGAACGACAACACCGAGCCGGACTTTTCGGAGTATGGCATTTATCGGAACACCTCGGCAGTCACGCCGGCCAACGCGAACACAAACAAGATCGCCGAGGTTCGAGCCTCGCGGTTCGTGGACACCGACGTGAACATCGGAACGACGTATTACTATTGGCTGAACGCATACGACGCGGTGGAGAACGTCAGCGGCTTTACGAGCTACGTTCAAGCCACGCCGTCCGTCATCACGGCTGGACCGATTGACCCGACTGCGCCGGCTACGCCTAACGCTCCGACGCTTATCAGCACGACCGTTTATCTCGCTAACGACGGGACGAGCTTCGCCAAAATTTCGCTTACCGCGCCGCCGTTGCCATCCGGCGCGGTCGCTCTAAACGTGCTTTACCGTCGCACGGGTTCGAGCGATTTCATTGTGGGAAATCAAATCAACTCTTCGGTTTCCTATGCGGTTTCAATCGACGATCTTTCTACCGGCGAGCCTTACGAATTCGCGGCGCGAGGCGTTTCGTTCTCGGGTGCGTTGTCGCCCATTTCGTTGCTGCTCAGTCAGACCGCGCCGGGCGACACGGTTGCGCCGACTGCACCAACCGGAGGAACGATTTCAGCAAATGGAATCACCCCGGCGCTTTTTTCTGGAGCCTATCTTTTCGGAACGGTCATCAAATGGGACGCCAACACAAACATTGATTTCGATCACTACGAGCTCAAGGTGACTATAACCGACAGCGACGCCGCAACTGACTACAACTGGGGAGCGAACGGCACGGCGAATTTGGAGTATCTCGTTGAACCTCGGGCGATGGTTTACAACCTTTTCGGGTCGCTGGGTTACGTGCGAGTTCGGGCTGTTAACCGATCAACCGTGGCGTCTGCATGGGTGAGAATTGGGAGCACCTTTGGAGCCATTTCAACTGGCTTGGATTTCGGCACGACAGCTGGCTCGATTGCCGAGGGCGATGACACGCGCATTACTGGCGCATCACAAAAATCGCTGAACCTCTCCGACGTCGCCAGTCCGTCTAGCGCTCGCGCAAATCTCGGGATAAATCGTTTCTCGCACGTGCAGAGCCTCGCGGGCGGCTCACCGACCGAAACGTTCACTTTCACACACAATCTCGGCACGGTGCAGGACTACGTTTTGGCCGCGTGCGTCTCGCCGGTAAACGAGCTGTTGATCTCGCACGACTATTCGGCGGCGGGCAACAACTCGAACGACACGGTCTTTCAAGCCGCGACCGTTGACGGCTCAAACATCGGCGCAGGCAATCGCCGCTTCACGCTCCACTTCGTGCAGTGATTCCGCGCTGAGTCTGTTTTTTGTTCAGACGTAAGCCGTTGACTATCAACGCGCACGGATTGCGTGTGATACTTCGCGCACATTTTTCTTCCCATCGCGGGGCGGATGTGTATGGTTTTCGCATCGGAGGGAATTAACCCGACGACCAAAACAAAAACATGAAGCTCAAAATCAACGAATCCAACGCCGCGGCGATTCAGGCTGCTATCGAAAAAGCCAACGGCAACGCAACAGCCCACACATTTCGCTGGGCCGTAGAAATTATGGCCGCCGCAAAAGACGCCGAGGCGCAGCTTGAAAGCTTAAAGCTAGCAAAAGGTTCTCGCTCTGGCGCGATTGCCACAGCGAACAGCGGCCGACCGGTTGCCAACGCTTACAAATACTCACGCATCACCTCGACCGCTACGCTGGTTCGCGGGTCGTCCGCGTGGTTTTTGACTGCGCTGAAATCTTCCGAGACGTTTCGCAAGACTGCAGGCGAAGTCCACGTCAGCCTAACGGTCGAGCAGGACGCCGAAGTAACCGCCAAGTTCCGCGCTCGGTTTGGCAAGCAGCCGGTCGTCACCGTCGGAGGTGCCGCATGAGCACCACCACCGCACTCACTCACGCCCTGATCCTCGCGCTCACCGCGCCCGACCAAGAGCGCGCCGACCGCGCCATCGCTCTCGCCGAATCTATCGGCGCGGGCTGCACGGCGCGCCAGGTTGCCGCAGCGAAACGCAACGCAGCGAAACTCTGGAAATGAAACACGCACTCCTCCTCCTCGCGCTCGCGGCCACCGCGCACGCGGCGCCACCAGACTCGTTCTGGCGGGCGATCCACCTCGTCGAGACCTCCGGCCGCACCGGGCCGATCATCGGCGACGGCGGGAAGGCGCTGGGACCGCTCCAGATTCATCGCGGCTACCACACGGACAGCCGAGTGGCGGGCGACTACTCGCGCGTTTCCGAGCTAGATTACAGCAAGCGCGTCGCCACCGCCTACCTCAAGCGCTACGCGCCGACGGCGTGGAAGGCGGGCGACGTCGAGACGCTGGCTCGCGTGCACAACGGCGGACCACGCGGCCACCTCAAGCCGGCTACAAAAGGCTACGGCGTGCGCGTCAAGGCGCTTTCCAAATGAACCCATTTGACCAACCCACGCAACCGACCGAGGCGCACCGGAAACTATGGACTGCCCTCTACAACTTGGCGCACAGAGAAATCTTTGAGGACTACGCCGAATCATCAGAAGGTCCGGCGACGCAGTTGATAGCCGACTCCGAAGCGCGGGCGGTGGAGGTGGCGTTTCCTGACAGCGGCGACGACTCGCTTTACAATGTGCGAAGGCTACGGGCCGAACTCACCGCCGCGAAAGCGGAGTGCGAGAGATTAACAGCTAACCAACGCCAACCAGCCGAGGACATTTTTGTCAGCCACCTTTGCGACGAACTCGCCCGCCTCCGCGCCGAGCTTGCTGTCGCCGAAAACTGGGTGGAGCATCACTCCGCACACGCCGACGATTTGATCGGCGAAAACGTCCGCCTCCGCGCCCTCAGTGATCAGTTGAGCAATAACCTAAGTGCCGTGGGAGCCGCTTACAACGACGAGAAAGCCCGCGCCGAGAAAGCCGAGGCGGAACGCGACGCGCTGGCCAAGGACAAGGAACGCCTGGATTGGTTGGCCGTTTCCGACACATGGTTTGATTATCCGGCCACCGAATCATTCAACCCAGAAACATTCCGCGCCGCAATCGACGCCGCCATGAAAGGCACGCCAACTTTATGACCACCGAACAACACACCGAACTATTAACCGAGCTTCGCGCCATCCGCGCCGCTCTCGAAGCAAAGCCGCGCACGGCGCAATCAACCGCGACCGCACCGACCGCGACTCCGGACACTCTGCCGCCGCCAGCGGTCGAAATCCTGAACGCCGGCGAGGTTCAGATCCACTTCGGGAAGAACACTGGGACGCCGCTCTCTGCACTCAGCGACAAGCAACTCCTCTGGTATGGCACCGAGCGTCCGGCGCAGCTCAAGAAGGACGGAACGCCATTCGCGCCACGCGAGGCGGACGTGTTGCTCAAGAACGCTTGCCGCACGCTCTGGCATCAGCGCAAGAGCGGCGCTCCGCAAGTCACGGCAAGCAAGACCTCCGACCTTGCGAGCGAAGGCGCAAGCGAAGAGGTGCCGTTCTGATTTTTGTCGCCGGTATCGACGTAAACCAGAACCCTACGACGCCGCTGGTGGCGGTGCGAAAATACGCCAGCAACACTTTCCCGAAAGGAAAACCCGCCGGCCAACGACGACCGGCGGGACACACGAAACACACACAACGATACAACATGGATACCAACGTAAAAACAGAGATCGCGGTCGCAGAGACCGCTTCGACCAAATCGCCGATTCAGTTCGGCTCTCACGGAGTGCAGCTCCAATCAATCGACGAGGCTTTCCGCTTCGCTCGCGCCGTAGTCGCCTCGGGCTGGGCACCGAAGGGTATGGAGAAGCCTGAGAGCGTCATGATCGCAATTCAGTTCGGCATGGAGATCGGGCTGACGCCGATGGCCGCGCTGCAAAATATGGCCGTCATAAACGGTCGCCCGGCAATCTACGGCGACGCGGCGCTGGCGCTGGTCCGCTCCAGCGGCCAGCTCGTCTCCTACAAAGAGACCGAGGTGGGCGAGCCAGGCAAGGACACGCACGGCTTCACGGTCACCGTGCAGCGCAAGGGATTCGATGCAGCGAGCGAGACGTTCACCTGCGCCCACGCAAAGGCCGCGAAGCTCTGGGGCAAGGCCGGACCGTGGACCGACTATCCGAAGAGGATGATGAAGTTTCGAGCACGCGGCTTCCTACTGCGTGACCAATTTGGCGACATCTTGAAAGGACTCCGCACCGCCGAAGAAGCGCGGGACATCCCAGCCGAGATCAACGTGACGCCGCTGGCCGACAAGCTCGCGGGCGGACTGAGCGAGGCGATTAACCAATGAGAAAAATACCCGAGAGACAATCAGGCGTTCCGACCCGTCGCAAAGACGTGCACGTCGAGATCGCAAAGCCGAAGCGCCGCGAAGTCGTGGACGAAACTACTTACAGCCGGAACAAGCTCGGCATCGCAGTGGACAGTCGCGGGCGCTTTATCGGCCGGCGAGACATCGAAAAGGGCGCGGCGCATTTTTGGAACTCACGGAGAAAACTAACATGAACAACGACAACGTAATCAAAGCAGAAGCTATCATCAACGCGGCGACGGAACAGTTCCGAAGCCTGCTCGAAACAAACTTCCGGAGCATCGCCAAAGCCGCGCAAGACGGATTCATTGAGGACGAGGACCAGACGGAGCCAAAGGCGAAAGCCTCGTTTACCGTCGAGTGGGACAGCCTCGCGCAAGCGCCGAAGGTCGGCGTGAAGATCGCGTGGTCGGTCCGTTTCAAGGACGAGTCGGAAACGGAGATCGATCCGCTGCAATCGAAGCTCGGATTGGAGGTGCAACCATGAGCGCACCAATCAACGACGGAGGGCCGGCGTTTCCGACGGCGACGATCGCACAAAAAACAGAAGGCGGCATGACCCTGCGCGACTACTTCGCCGGGCAGGCGTTGGCGGGCATCTTAGGCAGCGCAAACGCAAGTATAATCGACAAATGGGCCGTTGCGACTCTTACTCAATCTTGCTACATAATCGCGAATTCAATGCTCGCCGCACGGGAGGCCACCAAATGAGCGACGAGACCATTGAAGCCTATCACGCGAACCCGGCGATAAGTCACAGCAAGCTGGAGTGCTACCGTCGCAGACCGGCGCTCTACTTCAAGAAATACGTCGCCAAGACGTTGCCGCAACCGGAAGAGACGGGCGCGTTTCGCCTCGGCAGCGCGGTGCATTGCGCGGTGCTGGAAGAAAAGGAATTCGCCTCGCGCTACATTCTGCGGCCGGACTGCGACCGCAGAACCAAAGAAGGCAAGATCCAGTTCGCCGAGTTCTCGGCTCAGCACGCGGATAAGACGCTCCTGGACGCCGAGGAGATGGCACAGGTCGTGGCAATGCGCGAGGCGGTGGCGGCGCATCCAATCGCGTCGCAGTTGCTCTACGACGGCCACGCCGAGATGACGTGGCGCAAGGAACAGCCGAACGCTTTGGGCGCGCTGCAATGCCGCACGGATTGGTTCAGCTCGTTCGGCTGCGAGGTAACAAACGGCGAACCCTACGCGCTGGACCTCAAGACCGTCGAGAGCTTGGACAGCGACGCGTTCCGGAACTTCGAGCGGGCTGCGTTCTCCTACGGCTATCACCGACAGGCGGGTTTCTACCTGCCGCTCATCAACGAGATTTACGAGCGGCCAGTCTCGCGGATTTTCTACGTCGCCGTCGAGAAAGTGGAACCGTTCGGTTGCGCGGTTTACACGCTCTCGGACGACGCGATTGCGCGAGGACAGGACGAGAACATCGCAGACCTCCTGCGGCTCAAGAAGTCGCTCGAAGACAATCACTGGCCGAACATCGAGCCGACCGTCCATGAGTTGAAACTGCCGGCGTGGTATGCGAAATGAAATCGAACCTCAAATACAACTGGAGAATCACGCTCGGAGCGCCGGGCCACTCCATCAGTGTAGTAAAGTTCTGCACGATCGAACAGGCTTTGATCGCAGCCGACGAACTTGAGACCGAGGTCAATTGGCTTGTGACCCTTGTCGGCATCACCCGCGAAACATGAAAGAACTATTTATCATCACCGTTGCGACCGCACTCTGCACGAGCGGCATTTGTTTTTACCTTGGTCACTCGCTCGGCAAACGCCGAGGCCGAGACGAGCAATGGGTCGAAAACTACCTGGCAAACGAACGCAAAACACACGCCGGTCGAGACAACCTCGGACGGTTCAAAAAACGAAAGGCACAATATGGTAAGGTCAAAATCACAGCACCAAAAAACGAACTCTGAGATCGACCGGCGGCTGCTCGAAATGCAGTCACCGAGCGAGATTGTCCGAAATCTGCGCGGCGCGACGCTGAGCAATGTCCACGCACGGGCGCGGAGGCTCGGACTGGCGCTGCATCGCATCACGCAGGCCGAGCGGGACCATCTCGTCTGGTTGCGGAAGGGATCGAAGAAATGAACCAAGAAAAACAACGTATCGCCATCGCGGAAGCGTGTGGCTTCAAATGTAGCGAATACTCGCACGAATTGGGGCAACTCGTCGCGGAGTTCACCCCCGACTACCTAAACGACCTGAACGCGATGCACGATGCGGAGAAGGTGCTGACGCAACAGCAGCGGATTGAATATGTCCTCGAGCTCGGTTACATTTGGACAGGTCGTAACGACAGGGCGATTCCGAACTGGTGGTTTGTCCACGACGCCACCGCCACCCAACGCGCAGAAGCTTTTCTCCGCATAATTGGCAAATGGGAGGAGGACAAATGAAAACCTTCATTTTCGGCGATCCGAAGGGACAGCCGCGGGCGAGAGCGTTCGCTCGGAAGATGGGTGCAAAGCACGTCGCGCGGATGTATGACTCGGACGAAGCGGACGCGTGGAAGCGCGCCGTGGACCTCGGGATCGAGCGCGAGCATCAGGCGCAGCCGGTCGTCCTCGATCCGGTCGGAGCGTTTGACTGCAAGCTCACGTTTTTCTTCCGCAGGCCGAAAAGCCACTACGGAAAGGGCGGTCACGTGAAGGCGAGCGCGCCGGTCTGCCACATCTCGAAGCCGGACGCGGACAACTTGGCGAAGCTCGTTCTGGACCGCATCACGCGAGGCGGGCAGATTTGGCGCGACGACTCGCAGGTGGCGAAGTTAAGCGTTGAGAAGTATTGGGCGATTACCGACGCGAGGATTGGCGTTTACCTCAGCGTTGAGCGATTCGAGCCGAGCGGGGCTTGACGCGTGGAAGGCATCGCATAAACAAAGAGCAGGCCGTGAAAAGCCTACTGCACGACATGAATCATAGATCAATTTCCCGGCCAGTTTTCGCGAGGCGTTTCGTGCGCCAATTTTCACCGCGAAGGCTGGTCGGGTTTTTTTATTTATGAGCAAGCTACCTTTCCTTCAGTTTTACCCATCGGACTATTTGGTTGATACCCGAGTCCTTTCGCTGGCCGCTCGCGGAGCGTGGGTCGACATCATTTGCGTGCTGCACAAGTCATCGACGCGCGGAACATTAACCTTACCGGGGCGAGGCTGGGCCAGAATCATGGGAGCGACTGAAGCCGATTTTCAATCTGCGCTCAGTGAGATCGAAGAAATGAAAGTCGGCGATGTGATACGGAACGGTAACGGCGATGTAAGTGTTACATGCCGCCGAATGATGAATGAATCTATCACGCGGGAACAGACTAGGTTACGCGTTCAGAACCATCGCAAGAAACACGGTAACAAAGCCGGTAACGAATCAGGTAACGCAGATGTAACGGGCAATAAGTCAGAAGTCATAAGTCAGAAGTCAGAAGCTGAGAAACAAACGGCTTCGGTTTCCGTCACGGATGCCTCCGTGACCAGCGACGAGGATTGGCTGAAACAACTTGAGATCCTGCCGGCTTACAACCTGATGGACGTTCGTCGCGAGTATTCGAAGATGCAGACGTGGTGCAGCGTGAACCGCAAGATGCCGACACGTCGCAGATTCGTTGCATGGCTGAACCGCATCGAAAAACCGATGGACGCAGCGAAAGGAAACCGAGCGCATGAAAGCATCATCGACCGCTCCTGATCCATCGCCCGCAGAGCGCCGGCTGATCGCGGCGTGCATGGCCGGCGGCGTGCAGACCGTGGCCGCTGCGGTCAACCACGGCATCAGCGCCGAGACCTTCGCGGACCCGATGCTCGGGATTATCTGGCAGGCGCTCGTGCAGACCGCGACCGAGGACAAGGACACGCACGTTTTCAAAGTCGGCCGGCGCGCCTTTGGTTCGGCCATCGATGCCGAGAGCATGGGCCAACTGGCGGAGATCGCCGCGCTTGAGCCGACATCGATCTTTGCGAAGCAGCTTACGATCGAAGTCATCGACGCGAACAAGCGCCGCAAGGCCGTGACCAAGCTCGCTCAAGCTCTCGGCGCCGTCACGCCACGCGAGGGCGGCGAATGGGAAGAGGACTGGTCGGCCGCACGGAAAGCGATCCATGAGGCCGAGCTGGCGGTCTCGATCCAAGGCTCGACCAAAAGCCTCTCGGCCATCGTGGACGAATACATCCACGACGAGATGCACGGCAAGGAGGCCGGGGTCGTCGGGACTGGATTGCCGCACTGCGACGAGTATTTCGGGAAGATCCGAGGCGGCGAGGTTTGCGTGATTGCAGGCCGGCCGGGCGTCGGCAAGACCGCGCTCGCTATCCAGATGGCTGACTCAGTTGTGCGCGGCGGCGGAAAGGCCATGATCGTTTCCCTTGAGATGCAGGCGCGGGATTTGGTCGGCCGGCTCGCCAAGCAACGGCTGGGGCGAAGCGCCGGCATCGTGCGGGGCTGCACTGCCGCCGAGTATCAATCGGCCAAGACCTCGTGGATTGCGTCGGCGCAGAAGATGAAAGCGGACGAGAAGCGGCTGCACATCTTCGAGGTGCGTCAGGTCAAGTCGGTCTCGGACATCGAGGACCGCGTGGCGATGCTCAAGGCCGCGGACGCTCTGCCGCACGTGGTCGTCATCGACTACCTGCAACTGCTCCACGCCGAGGACTCACGCGCACCACGCGAGCAACAGGTGGCGCTCATGTCGCGCAGGATAAAACTCATGGCGCTGAATTTCAACGTGGCTGTGATTCTGCTCTCGCAGCTCAACCGGGACGCGGAGAAGGACGGCAGCCGGCCGAAGCTCTCAGGCTTGCGCGAGTCAGGCGCAATCGAGCAGGACGCAGATCGGGTCTGGTTGCTCTATCCTGACCCTGACGTGATGGCAGTTCCTGACGCGCCGACGGTGCAGGTCGTCATTGACCAAGCGAAGAACCGCAACGGCGCGGGCGGCATCGCCAAGGTGGTCGAGTTCTTCAAACCCAGCTTTTCATTCCACAAAAAACTATGAGGCTCTACGACGAACAAAATCGGCTGCACGCGGAGGGCGGACCGGCAGTCACGAACCCAGACGGCTCGTACGTGTGGTATCATCACGGGAAGATTCACCGGCTCGACGGGCCAGCGGTGCGGCTCGTCTTCGCCGACGGGCGAATCGAGGAGCAGTTTTGGATTAACGGCCGCGAGATCGTCTCACCTCAAATTTAATCCTATGAACAAAACCAAAGAAGAAATCGAAGCGCAGATCATCGCTTGGCTCAAGATGCGGACAGGGATCCAACGCAAGGTCCGAGCAAGCACGACCGCACTCGAAGCCGTTGAAAAGAAAATCGCCGACCTTGTGGGGCAACTTCCCTCAAAATTCAAACCATGAAAAACACAACCGACCAACTAACAACAGCACTCGAACACGCAACGCGAATGCCGAGCGACATCAACGAGCATCTGCCTTTGCTCTCGCTACTCGCGTCCCAATGCCAGCAGGTGACAGAATTCGGCGTGCGGACCGGGTGCTCAACGCTCGCGTTTCTGCACGGGCTGCGAACGAAGCGAGCAACGCTGCGAAGCTACGACATCAACGACCAGTTCGACGTGTTTAAGACGATGCGACCGCACACAAAAACGGACTGGGTGTTTTCGATCTGCTCCACGCTGGCAATCTCGCAGATTGAGCCGACGGATTTGCTATTCGTGGACACGCTGCACCGCTACGACCAAGTGCGGCAGGAGCTGGCAATTCATGGCGACGCGGCACGGCGCTGGATAGTTTTCCACGACACCGAGACGTTCGGGAAAATAGGCGATGACGGCGGTTGCGGGATAAACGTGGCGATTTACGAGTGGCTGGAGGCAAAGCCGGAGTGGCGCGTCGTTTACTGGACGCACCGGAACAACGGGCTGACGGTAATTGAGCGGGAGGCAGAAACGCGTTCGTGATTGACTCGCAGCGCAATCCGTTAAAAGCGATGGGGCAACACATGACGACGACACAAAAACACGACCAAGATCAGCGAGAACTTGAGGCTCTGCGCTTCTCTGCAAGGGCGGCGCGAGCCATTACGACGCTTGAGATGCAGCGCAAGACCATCACGCGGGAATACGGCGAACGCATCAAAAAGATTCGGGCGCTGATTCTCATTCTGCAACAGCGCGAGAGCATCGGTCAGCTCGGCATCGACGGCATCAACGCAGTCGAGATTTCGCCGGAGCTTCGAAAGCTGATTCACAACCCGGTCGGTGACCTGACGTGATTACGGCGACATACGACCGCGCTGCGACCTTCGATGCGTCTTACGACGGCGCACGGTCGGATGCGGGTCGGTTATCGGCTGAGATCATGGAACGGCTTGTGGAGATGAATGAACTAAAGCTGACGAGCGCGGCGGACCTATGCCGGCGACTCGGGACGCTGGCGGACCTTTCGCCGACGATGTTCCTGGTCACGCTTCGGCTTGGGTCGGGCGATGTGTCGGCGGTCAGGCAGAGCTTCGGGGAGATGGCGGCGAAGACGGGGCGAACACGTCAGGCGCTGCACTACGAGTGGGCGCATGAGATTGAGCGGGTCAGGCTGGTCTTCCCGGCGCTTGCTCAGCTCATGACCGATTACCGCCAGGCGACGGATGAAGCCGAGCGGCCGGACCGGGAGGCTCAGCCTTGAACTACGTGGACCAGATCAAAGCCGAGCAGGACCGAGGCCGTCACGGCAAAGGGCGGTTCGAGACGTGCTCTGGATGGCTGGCCAAACGCCGTTCTGTGCGTTTTAAGGCGATTTGGCGGCTTTTGAGGGTCTGGGCACAGGGGGGAGGGGGC